ACCGACCGCTGCCCCTCCCCCTGCGGGGGAGGGTAATCTTTCCATGGTCGTTCATCATTATCTTTGCCACTCCCAGGTGGGTAAACATAGTGCCATATGTTTTTTTCCATACATTCTTTCCACAGATGTTTTCTACGGATTCTTTCCACAATCCGCCACATTCTTCCAAATCTCCTCATTCTCCAATTTGAGATGCCGACAAAACCAAGACAAAGATCACGTGGGTATTGTTTCACATTAAACAACCCAGTACCAGCAGAAATCCAAGCACTTGAACTTATCAAATGCGCGTATATTGTTCTTGGTCACGAAGTTGGAGAATCAGGCACACCACACATTCAAGGCTACGTGCATTATGAGCACTGTGTTCCATTCTCAAGAGTTAAAGCAGATTTCCCACGTGCTCATATTGAAGTGCGAAAGGGCACTATCACTCAAGCAGTGGAATACTGCAAAAAAGATGGAACATACAGAGAACGTGGTACAAGACCTTTGGATCAAAACCAAAAAGGTGTTGACGGCAAAACAACATGGACCAAAATCTTGACTCATGCCAAACAAGGCAAAACATCGTGGATCGAAGAAAATTATCCAAAAGCATGGATACATTTACATTCGAAACTAAAATCCCTCCGTCAACCAAACTCTACTGTCCTACAAGGAACACTAGAACATGAATGGTGGTACGGTCCAACTGGAACCGGTAAATCATCAACCTTATGGGAACTGTACCCATCACATTTTCAGAAAGAACTTAACAAATGGTGGGATGGATACGAAGGAGCAGATGTAATTGCCATTGAAGAATGGTCACCGAAGAATGAATGCACCGGCTCCCAACTAAAAGTATGGGCCGATCGATACCCATTCACTGGGCAAATTAAAGGCGGCGCGCTACAAAAAATACGTCCGAAAAAGATAATCGTTCTCAGCAATTACTCGATTATGGATTGTTTCCCGGACTCGCGGGACTATCAACCACTAATGCGGCGCTTCGCTCAATTGAAATTTCCCGACGACAAATCATCGGTAGTTGACAGAGCACGAAGCTTCAATTTCCGAGCCGAACCAGTGGTTTCAGTCGTGAATAATCCATCTCAAGACGGCACCGAATCGGTAGAGTCTGTCGATCCCACCTTCGAAACTGCGGACTTAGTCGCAGACATGCTCGATTTTCTCGATGATCTATGATACTTGTCGATATACTAACACAACATGACTTCTTGCATGGCATCATATGATCGTTTGTTTGTGGATGGATTCGCATTTGACATGAGTACTTGGGTTTCAATTGAGAAATGAGCTACACATTCAACTAAACTAGTGGGAGAGAAACGTGGAAAGAAAATGTGGAAAAACTCATCGTCTCTACAATTCTTTCCGTTCTATTTTTTATTCGTTTTTCCACATTTTCTTTCCACGTTTCTCTCCCACTAGTTTAGTTGAATGTGTAGCTCATTTCTCAATTGAAACCCAAGTACTCATGTCAAATGCGAATCCATCCACAAACAAACGATCATATGATGCCATGCAAGAAGTCATGTTGTGTTACTATACCGACAAGTATCACGAAGATCGAGAAACACTCGAGCATGCCCGCGAACTACTCCGCAGAGTCGAAGAGCGGGCCGACAGTCTCTACAATACGGTGGGCCGTCTTGAGACGGAAAATTCAAGACTTGAAACCGCTGTACAGGCTCGTAATGAAGCAATCATGCGTCTGTTCACCTACTCGATCGATTTGATCGCCAGGCACATCCCAATTGAAGCGCAAGAAGCCGCAATAGATGGTCTGATAGTAGCCCACTCACCGGAAACACCTCCAATAATCGATCTAACTGCAGATGAAGAAATATAATCTTTTTCTATATTTTTTTGCTAACCTATTTTAATTTACAATTCTTCATGGTACCCCGTTGGAGTTATCGATTGAGACGGATAATCGGTGTGAGGAGTCTGACGTTTATCCTCTATGGATGGACGTTGAACACTTTGACGATACCGCTTTATAATCATCTGATCCCTATTTTTTGGACGTTTTACTCCCTGAGAGGTCATTTCAACATCTGAAACTACAAACGTACCGTTAGCGGGTTAAACCTAACCGCGGAGTGTTAACCCCCATAATACCACGACGGCCCATCGCACCTGCACCATATGCTGCGGCATATGATGCAGCTGCTTGGCCCATGTTGTAAACAACATTACGTGCAATAGGGGTTGCACCCTCTGCAAAAGTAGACAAACCTTGCGATGCAATGTTTGCAGCTGATCTAAAATAACTTGATTGGCTATCCTCAGTATGTGTCGGCTCCAGATTCGCCGAAATATGACTAGCAACATTCAAAATTGACTGATCGCTAGGGGCTGCCGGTGATCCAGTCATTAAACCACTGGATTTAGGTAACGCCTCAACGTGCAAAACAAGTTCTGCACTCAACACGCTGCCAGCTGGGGTGCCTTCAATTGCAATTAAAATTGCACCCCAACTCAATGGCAACTGAAACTCCATATTGCCGGCATTGCCTACTGCGGAACTCGCAGCACTCGTATAACGAAATGCTGTCTCGTCCACAAATTTATTGGCAATAGTCAAAGGAGTTTGCGTTAGCGACGCCAATGTCACCCGTTTATAAAACGGATAACTCGATATGTTCGTCAAAGACGCAACATATGGCCAGGTTGTCTCATTGTCAAACGTCTCCACAGCAATGGCAATGTGAACAAATCCAGTTGCTGATGTAGGAGCCAATGGGCACGACAACCTTATGCCATGCCCAACAGGACGAAAGGTCTCATATCCCGCAACAAAGTCTGCACGTTTAGCCAGGTTGGTTCCAGAGAAAGCAGCTGGAAATGTCCAACCGCCTAAACCCTCCGTTGCCGTCACAATCCCACTCGTAAAGTTGGGCAAAAATGCAGTTGCTTTTTGGTTACCAGCCGTCGTCAAACTGAACGAATAAGTCTCATTCGTAGTTACTGCGATACTCGGCATAACTGACGAATCAGGGATCTTCGCTCCCTGGGACTTAACATCGAAAGGATCAATTTGCGCGTACACAAATCGCTCCCCAGGTGTCATATCCGATGGGCCACACTGGCACGATGACGCCGCCGGACTCCTTCGGGGAGCCCGTCGACGGGGTCGAGGCGGCGGCATTGGTCTCCGATACATCGGAGAATAACTAGGCCGCCGACGATTAGGACGACGACTAGAACGACGAGGGGCATATCTACGATACGCCATAACAACTGTGCAGTAACAAGCTGATCTGGAAATGAGGACATTCCAGCTTTCGAGCTTGCCACTAGCACACTAGGGGCGAGGTAATACTAGCTCGCCCCCCTAGAGTGCCATTCGTTATGATTGGTCATAATTCACGTCCCCCTCCCCCGCGGTGCCCGGTTCGCTTCGCTCACCGACCGCTGCCCCTCCCCCTGCGGGGGAGGGTAATCTTTCCATGGTCGTTCAT